CCCATTAAACACTTGCATTTGATGGTGCGGATCAAATTGAGTTAGATCGAACTCACTGAAGCAAAGCTGATCAACTGCGTCGTCCCACTGACCGCAAAGGTCAGTTACTTGCTCACGCATACGCTGTTGAATTGAAATAACAATACCGTTGTTGACTTTTTGTTTGACCTCTGCTGCTTTAGCTTCGGCAATTTTTTCAGCTCTAGCTAATAGTTCGTTATACTTTTTTTCTAAGTACTCAATAGCAGTGTCTTCAAGCTCAACACCCTTAAGAGCAAGATAAGCGTTCTTACCTGCGCTAGCAAACTCGTATTCTGGAAGTACACTAAGTAATGCAGCTTTCTTTTTATCAAAACGCTCACAATATTTGATAAAACTTGTATGAAGTGTTTTAGATGAGATTTCATAATGAACATAATATCTAGCAGACTGTAATAGCTGCTTATAGTCCATCATAACTCCATTAGAAGTTTTAAAGGGCTTGATGTCTTTTTTTATCAATCCCCACTCAGGTATACTCATACCGTTTATTGAAAGGTTACGTTTTGCTTTAGCTCGAGCCACATGCATCTCCTATGTATCACTTTAGTTATAAGCATAGCATCAATATGCAAGTTGTCAACTAGTTTTTATCACTTTCCTACACTAAATTTCTTTTTAGCATTAAACGATAGATTGTTATCCACAATATGTTTCCATATTTCGATAGTGCGATCCAATCCTTCATTGATTCCAATCTTGGGCGCCCATCCCAGTTTACTAGAAATTTTGGCATTAGAGCTGTTTAACAAATAAATTTCGCCCGGGCGATTGGGTTTAGTATTCCAATTTACATGGCCGTCCCACCCAATTTTATCTGCAATCACCTGCACATAATCCTTAATCTTTATTGCGTTATTAGGCCCAATACAGAAAATCTCACCTGCACACTGTTCTGGATTAGTAATTACTGTTTCCCACGCATCCAACAAATCGTCAATATAGATAAAATTGCGATAGGGCTCGCCGTAGCCCAAGTTAATTTCTTTAGGGTTAGTCAGCATCTGATAGATGATTTGCTCTGTAACGAAGAAGTTGTTATCCTTGCGACCGTATGCATTTGTTTGGCGAATAGCAGTAAATGGCAGGCCATAACTGCGGTGGGCATACTCTAAATATTTTTCACAGGCATACTTAGCTACTGCATAAGGCGCATTAGGGTTTGGCGGAGTGCTTTCGTCAAACGCAATAATGCCTTCTTCTCTACCTTCTCTAATTAAATCGCTAATAGGTTGCCACCCGTACACTTCCATTGTACTAGCAAACACAAAGTTTTTAAGATTGGGCAAGTCCTTTGCAATCTCAATTAAGTTAACAGTACCAGTATAATTGATATCACTGAATGTAATTTGCTCGTAAAAACTTTGCTCTACTTCGGTACGAGCTGCAAGATGCACAATAATATCGGGGTTCGATTGACGTAACTGAAAGCCAACTTTATCGTGTTCTCTTAAATCATGTTGCAAAAATTCAAGCTCGTGTTTATCCTGCAAACGCTGTACCATGTGTTGACCGATAAATCCATCGTGTCCTGTTATAAAAATCTTCATGTTAATTCCCTATCATATTTCACTGTTACCTGCATAGAATAAAAAGGCGCATCGCCCATATTACCAGCTAAATGCCAGTCATCTTTATCAAACTTAACCCAGTCGCCTGCTCGCCATTTTACATAAGGTTGGTGGTGTACCTCATAGTAGTGACCCATTTTCCAATCTTCTAACATAATTAAGTATCGAGAAGTTTTGCCTTTACCATATTTTTCTTGGACTATATAGTGTCCATCAACATGATTAGGCACAGTATTACCAGGATCAAGTCTAACAATGCTTACTACAAAACTTAGATTTTCTTCAATATTACTTAGAAGATTCTCAGCTATATCCCATAGCCATTGCGGACAATCGCTATCAAACATCTGCCATATACTGCTGTTGTGTTTGTTATAATACTGGACTAAATTATCATATTGGCAGTAACACTGCTGTAAATCAACAAAGTTTAACTGCGCTAAGTCCACAGAACTTACGTCAATATCTAAGTGTCCATACTTAATCACAGTAACTCTCTAACGTACCCTTTCGACGTAGATCCAATGTAGCACAGTGAATGCCACCGCTAAGTGTCATGCCGTGACGGAAACGAACTGGTACACTATCGATGCCCCACTTGTCTAATTCACGCATTAGTGGTTCTTGTGCGCTGTCGCAGATGATTGTGTTTTCGTTAACACTAAGAATATTCATACCAATATAAGGACTGCAAGGAGCAATATAACCTTGATCAGCGAGCTTACTGCCTTGCACTACACAATCCTCAAACCAAATCTTGTCCCATTTCTTAAAGATTTCCGGACAATTGTTAGGCGTTACTCGACTGCTGTTTAGCAGAACTAGCCCAGGACGAAGCGGTATAATTGTACTATCAAAATGTGCGAAGCTATAAAGTTCGCTATAGTGTAGCTTATAACCCATAGGTTCCAAGAAACGCTTAAGCCACTTATAGCCCTTCATGTTACCACTATTGCTAACTTGATACAACAAGTCGCGGCCTATACGCACAATGTTTGGCGCATCAAAACAAATTTCGTGATCTAGTAATGTTGCCTTACTTAGGTCTTCAAACTGATACATGTTATCGTGTAGCTTCGGCTTAGGTGCTTGCAACCACAATGCGCCATCTTCAAAGGCCTCATATAAAATATCTTCATAAAGCCTAGTTTCAAAATATCTTGCACGAACCGGGGTTGGTGTTTCGATAAGCATGTCTGCTAGTGGTAAGATTAAATCGCGGGGACACCAGCTATACCAACCTTTAGTATTCCATCCTTGTCCGATGTCGTAATTAACATTATCCCAATCAATGATCTTAGGACGATGAACTTTAACACCCATCTTAGAAAGTGTATCTGCTAAACCATCAGCATCTTCGTTGGCTTCGTCAATTACCCACTTCGGGTAGGCTCCTTCTAGAGGTAAAACTTTTTCTCTAGGTTGATTCGCATAGCTAAAGCTGTGTGCGCTTATGTCTGTAGCAATTCGACTATGATGTGCATGGCCTACAATAATTTCCTCTAGTGGATCCCAATCGTTGTGCGAATTAACTATCATATGTCTGTGTCCTCAAGATACTCACTAATACAAACCCTATTGTTGCCAGGAACACCTCTGTTAAATTGTTTATATTCTTCCCCGCCTAAACCAAAAATTACCGTGTCGGTATAAACTAAGTTGCGTTCTTTGCATACCCGTTCATACTTGTCCTGATAAGTTTCCCAGTTCCAATCAGGGCTAAAACTTTTCATAAAGTGAACACCTAAACTCATACTGTGTTTGTTTTGCATGTTTACTTCGTTTAGCATACTTATACCATCATCTGCATAAGTTGTAGTGAACCTGATGCCAACTCTATGATTTTCTAGTGCATAAAAAGGCTTACTTAAACTGCACGTTACTTCCTTTATTGCGCTGGAACTTAGATCTAGTTCTATATTTTTTGCTATTCCCCAATATGCTAAATCTACACAAACCGGGAAATTGTTTATTTCGCATAGATTAAGCAAATCATAAAAATCAGGGTGAACACATCCATAATCACTAAATGGTGCGCTAATGATTAGCGCATGGAGTCCTCTACCCTCGATGCTGCTTATCAGATGATCGTAGTCATTTACATACTTAAAACGAACATGCTTACCTAAACAAGCGTGGTATTGAAAGTCGCCTTTTAAACAAAAAATTTCCTTGTCTACGGCATGTTTAAGTATAAAGTTATCAAATGTCTGGCTTGTTCCTTGCGTATAATCAGCATAATCAAAACGATCTAGGTTTTTAATTACTTTTGTATCAGAATAATTAAGCCAATTTCTCCAAACTTCTGCGTATTCGTCTAGCGACACATCACGATATACATGGTTATTGTAGTGTTGCAGTACTGCTAAATTTTTAATAGGTCTGGCGCCGCGCACTGCTTTTGTCATATCAATATTTATCAGCATTATAGCACCAGTTAATTTATTTCAGAACAGTTCAGATAAATAGTATTATGCCAAGACTTTCACTGTGGAATCCAATAAAAACTAACGACTACAAGTTTATTGATAAAGTTGTGGGTGAGCATCTTCATGCTGGTGGTACTGGCGTGCATGTTCATAGATACTTAGGAGTACACGAAACGCCAGATTCCGGCGATCCTACTCGCCCCAGCAGTGCTGCAAACAACACCGAAGTGTTTATTCAGGACTTGTTATTCTTAGAAAACAGAGATCGTAAGTACGATAAAACAATTTATGAACTAAGAGGTCAGTATAACATACAGGACAACGACGGGTTCGATTTAACTCAGTTTGGTGCGTTCTTAGCAAATGACACAGTATTTTTGACCTTCCATATTGAAAGCATGGTCGAAGCTATAGGGCGTAAACTTATGCCTGGAGATGTATTAGAACTCCCACATTTACGAGATGATTTACTACTGGGCAGCGAAGATGCTGTTAATAGATTTTATGTGGTACAAGAAGGTGCTAGACCCGCAGAAGGATACGATCCTCGCTGGTGGGCGCACTTATGGCGAGTGAAATGTGGACCGATTAGCGATAGTCAGGAATATCGAGATATCTTGGGCACAGGCGAAGAAGAAGGCGACTTACGTAATCTTATCAGCAAGTATCAAAACGAAATTACAATCAATGATGCTATTTTAGCTCAAGCGGAGCGCGATGTTCCGTACGATCCGCAATACAGAAACAACACACACTTATACTTTGACCCCGAAGTTCCAGACAAACCTGTAATTGGGTTTGACTTTGGTGCAAGCGACGGTCAGCCTCCGAATGGTCTAAACATCGTTGGTAGTGGGACAAGTTTCCCGCCCACTGGAGTAAGTGACGGTGATTATTTCTTAAGAACTGATTTTACTCCTAATAGGCTATTCCAAAAATCAAGTAATAGATGGATACGTGTAAGTGACGATGCTCGTAGTGCATGGGCTGCTGCAAACAGACTACTTACATCATTTATTAATAATGACAATTTTACAATTAATACAGGCGGTGAGATTACATCTGAAAAGACTAATCTCAGCAAAGTAGTTAAGCCAAAAACGGATAATTAAAAAGGAGTAACCAATGGCTACAAAATTAACAGAGCATTTCACATTAGAAGAAATGACAGCATCACCAACAGCTAAAAAGCTAGGTATACCGAATACACCAACAGCAGAACACATCGAAAATATGCGTTATTGCTGCGAAAAGATTCTTGAGCCTGTACGCAATCACTTTGGCAAAGCAGTAACAATCAATTCAAGCTATCGTGCGCCTAAGGTTAACGAAGCTGTGGGTGGTTCAAAGACCAGCCAACACGTTAACGGTCAAGCAATTGACTTTGAAATCAACGGCATTTCAAACAAGATTGTTGCTGACTGGATTGCAGACAATCTAGAGTTTGACCAAGTAATTCTTGAGTTCTACGTAGAAGGCGACAAGAACTCAGGCTGGGTTCACGCTTCTATTAAGAAGGAAGGTGGCAACCGTAAGCAAAAACTAATTGCTAAGAAAGACGGTAAGTCAACAAAGTATGTACCAACAAACGATTTTGATCCAACAAACGCTTGGAAGAATCTCTAAGGAGCACACATGTCAGTTAAAATTTTACAAGAAAAAGTAGGCGCAACAGCAGATGGTGCATGGGGACCAGGCACACTAAAGGCTGCACAAGCATTTTACAAACTAAGTGACGCAAGAGCAGCACACTTCTTTGCACAATGCGCTCACGAGTCAGGCGGTTTTGTAACATTCAACGAAAACCTAAACTACGGTGCTAAGGGTCTACGTGGTATCTTTGGTAAGTATTTTCCAACAGATGCACTAGCAGCACAGTATGAACGTAAGCCAGAGAAGATTGCCAACAAAGTTTATGGTGGCAGAATGGGCAACGGCCCAGAAGCATCAGGCGACGGATACAAGTATCGCGGTCGTGGTGCTATCCAGTTAACTGGTAAAAGCAACTATGAAGCATTTGCCAAGTATCAGGGTGACCCTGAGATTGTTTCAAACCCAGATGTTGTTTCTACAAAGTATGCGTTTGAAAGTGCTATGTACTTCTTTGAATCAAACAAGCTGTGGGCTATTTGCGACAAGGGTGTCAACGATGCAGCTATCTTAGAGCTCACAAAGCGTATCAACGGCGGTACACACGGTCTTGACGATCGTAAGGAAAAGACCAAAAAGTACGCTGGCTGGTTAGCATAAGGAACACATAATGGCAGGTAAAAACTTAGACTTTTGGTATGATGAACAGATAAAACGTTATCTGATACAAATTATCAGAGTGTTTTCAAACTTTCAAGTAAGAGAATACACTAAGAACGGTGTAAGTTATAACCGTGTGCCTGCTCGTTATGGCGATTCAAGCAGACTTGTGGCGCATTTGTTACGCAATAACAGCGAAAATATTGTTAACAATGCGCCACAAATTGCTGTGAGCATACAAAGCATACAGCCTGCTAGAGATAGAACTGCTGAACCGTTTTTAGTGGATACCCAGCAAGTCGCTGAACGAAACTTTGATACAGTTAATAATACATATACCAGTGAACAAGGTAACTTATACACTACACAGCGTTACATGCCTGTTCCTTATAATATGACTATTCAAGTAGATGTTTGGACTACTAATACTGATACTAAGTTACAACTTCTAGAACAAATTTTTGTTATCTTTAATCCCAGTATACAGCTACAGTCAAACAGCAATCCGTTAGATTGGACTAGTGTATTTGAAATAGAGCTCACTGACATTACATGGAGTAGCAGAGGCATTCCAGCTGGTGTTGATGAGACGTTAGACATTGCAACCATGACATTTAGTGTACCAATTTGGATTAGTCCTCCTGCTAAAGTAAAACGTCAAACCATCATTCAACAAATTGTTGCCGATATACATAAAGTAAATGATATTTCAGTTCTTGGTTATGATCAAGCATATGCTGACTTTTTTGGAAATATACCACAGCAAGCTGAGGTTGTTGTTACCCCGGGTGACTACAAAGTATTAGTATCAGGTGCAACTGCTACACTAATTGCGCCAAATAATAATGCAGCTATTTGGAAAGATATCATCGAAATGAAAGGTGAACTTTCGATGACTAGTTTGTTAAAACTTAACATCAGCGACGACAGCGACAGTGATGAATTTCTCGTTGTAGGCAGCGTTGTTGCTAATCCCCTAGACAACACATCATTAATTTTTAATCTTGATGTTGACACATTACCTTCGAACACTTTAGCTGACTTAACTAAGATTATTGATCCTACTGCTAGTAGCCCTGGAGATGGACTAGATACAGAAGAATTAGGTCAACGATACTTAATAACAGAATCAATTAGTGCTAGCGGATATCCCAGCTGGAATGTAGATGCTAACGAAAACGATATTATTCAATATGACGGATCTAACTGGACTGTGGTGTTTAATTCTGCCGCAATTACGTCAACTCAGTATGTGACCAACGATTTTACATCAAAACAATTCAAGTGGACGGGAAGTGCATGGATAAGTAGTTACGAGGGAGAATATAATCCCGGTTACTGGAGACTTGTACTGTAATGACAACTGCCGCGGGCGTGGTATTTTTAGCAAAAGACACCGGTCGCTGCTTATTACAATTACGCAACTCAGATAAGAGATTTAAAAACACCTGGGGGTTCTGGGGAGGTATGATCGAAAAGGGTGAAACTGTTTATCAGTGCATTCAGCGAGAGCTTACTGAAGAAATTGGTTTTGTCCCCGAGCTTGCAAAACTAAATCCCATAGATGTTTATCAAAGTCGTGATAAACATTTTTACTATTATAGTTTTGTATATCTAGTCGAAAAAGAATTTAGTCCAGTATTAAACGATGAAAGTGCAGGTTATGCATGGGTCAATATAGGTGTTTGGCCTCAACCTTTACACAACGGCGCACGATTAACATTAAACAAGAACGGCGGCACTGAAAAACTACACACTATTCTTGCTATTAATCGAGAATAAATAGTAAAATGAGTGATGATGTAGTTGA